GTAGGAAGCGTATCTAGGAGTTTGTCGGCGGCGTCATGTTCTAGTAGTCTGGATTTTTTTTGATTCCATAGAAAATCTAATAAATTTTTTCCTACAGCAGATTCTGTTCCTAGCGCACCTTTAATGATAGCAGGATTTTTCCTATAGGCCCTGATCGCCTCAGTGCTTGTGCCGGATATAGATTCTGCTAAAATTCCTACTGCAGCAGCTGCTTTTTTAGAAGCTATTAATGCGCCCTTAGGAATAGTGGGTCCGTATATTTCAAAAGCTTTTCCGGCCGCTGGTAACATAGCAGTAAAAAGCCCTACCGTTGCCGCTTCTGTTACCCCTTGTGAAACACCCCTATCTAAAGAAAAATCTTGAAAGTCAGTTCCTGCGGTATTCTTTGCAGTTGAAAGTGCGAATGTACCTGCCGCACCCTCGACGGCCATTGTAATGGTTTTTTGCAGCAGGGTTGGATTTGCGGCAAGTTTTGCGATTGAAGGTGCAATATTTCCGGCAACCTTAAGAGCTATGCCCGCCGATTTAGCGAACAGTGCCTTAACCGGACTTCCAGGTATTAAAAACGTTGCGGCTTCTCCCGCGAGCGTCATTCCAGGAAACGCTTTATGCAAAAGCCTAACTTTTTCCGCTTCACGTTCTACTATTTGTTCATACGGTGTGCCATCAATAATTTCTCCGGCTTTTCCCGCAATTTTTGAAAGCTGACCGAAAGAAATAGAATTCAAAAATCCATAGCTCGCAGCCCTTGTTCCGTTAAACCATTCAGGATTTTCTCTTTTTAGTGCATCGATTTTTATACTGTCGGCTTCGTCTATCATTTTATGCATGTAATTATCATCGCCAGATTCCGCCAACCTTTGAAATTCTGGTTCAACTTTTTTTGCGTATTCCTGATCTTCTTCTATTTTTGCATCAACCATCTGCTGGCTTTCCATAAAAAGCCTTGTTTGATACACGTCTGCGTTGTTTACTTTTTCACTGGCTACAGCAGATGACATTAGATCATCGCCGCGCTTTTTCTGTGATGCTGCGCTAACAGCCAATCCTTGAGATGGCGGAATAAATTTTTTAGGTTCTTCCGATGATATAGTTCTGCTTTTTAAATCTAAAAGTCCTAGCTGCTTACTTGGTTCCGAATCAATTTGAATATCATCTGACATTTCTATTCCTTTTTTTATTGTCCAGGCTTAGTGCCAAATTTTTTCTTAAGCCATAAATCAGTTTTGATCTTTAACTTTAATGGAGGCGCTGATTGGCGATTAGAATCAACGGTCGGCGCAACACTACTTTTTGCTTGAGAGGATTGCTTTTTTAAAACTTCCGAAGAATCGACCGATTCACTTGCTGGAATCATGGAATTTTTAATTTTATCATAGCCTAAACTTTCAAGCGTAATATCGCCAACAGGAGAATAAATCTTTTGTGGGTCAAGACCATCCCTTAAAATCTGTCCCTCAAGAAAAAATTTGGCACTAGGTAAAAACACATTCTTTTCATCGCTTATCTGAGTTTCTGCCGATTTAAGAAAGTCCTTTCTTGACTGTGACTTGGCATCACCAAAAATAGGGCCTTCCTGTTTAGTTGCCCTAGTCAGCCAGTTCTTCACTTGTTCGGTTACATTTGGTGATTGCATGACCGATCTATAATCACCATCTGTAACTCGACCTCCTGGATCTTGCATCTTCGCCCTAGCATAAATCGCCGATATGTCACCAGGGCCGCTTACCAACGAAAGCTGAGACTTCACAGACTGTGAGTTTTTATACACGTCGCGGTAGGCAGCCGACATTTTATCCCATGTTTGAACTCTATCTTGTGTCATTGATTCAATTTCTTTTGGATCGGTACTTCTATTTGGATTGATTACAATCAAGTCCGAACCTGGAATATCTATAGCGACGGCACCATTTTCTTTTTTAAACGCTGTAGCACCAGGAATAGCCCTGTTCAGCATATTAAACCCCATTTGAAAATCCTGTTCGAATCCCTTTCGAATATTTAAAAGTGTATTATTTGTGAATTCGCTTTTCTTTCTTTCCTCATCGTAAACAGCAGATTTCAATTGCTGAAACTGTAGCGCATTTTTAGTTTCAATTTGGGTAACTTCGTTATTCTTTAAAACTAATTCCTGTTCTTTTAGTGCCTGTTCTGTTGGAGCTGATTTAACTCGATTTATTAAATCAACAAGGCCAAGCTGTTCTTGCGCCTGTTTTAGTGGCCCGTCACCGTAATCAATTACAAATTTATTATCGCCCATTAATTACCTCAAATTAGTATTTACGCCGAGTGAAGCGCCAGAATATCCGCCGCCACCCCCGCTTGATCCAGAACTTCCGCCTGCAGATGTCTGGGCCGGGTACATTCTGTTAAGTAAATTTTGTTGGTATGCAATATTGTTTTGATTCGCCTGATTCTGCTTATAACCTTGATACATATTGATTAAATTACTTTCGGTCCCAGTAATACCTTTACTTAAATATCCAGCACTTGCAATTCCAGCGTTTCCGTAAATCTGGCCGATATTAGCCATGCCAGCACCTACAGCACCGCCTAATTGACCGAATGAACTACCTAATTGTGCCCCTAAACTTCCATAAAGTCCCGCTACTCCCTGGCCCAATCCAGTAGCGATGCCAGCCATACTTTGTGCTGCACCTGTTCCAGAAAGAGACCCAAGTAATCCAACCCTGTTTTGATAATTCTGCTGCGCTAACCCCGTTTCTAAATTTGAAAGAAGATCGGTCTGATTTTTAGATCTCAAAAGCCCCTGCGCGGCTAACTGTTGCTGTATCTGCTGAGTAGCTACTTGCCTTTGCTGCGCCTCAAATGGATTTCCGGCTTCTGATAATCCTTGAAGCTTTCCAAGAGCTGAAACTTGAGATTGTCTAAATGGTTCTAAATCTGCCCTTGCTTGTGCTGATTGTTTTTCAAGGAAAGCCTGTGCCGTGGCCGCCTGTTCTTTTTGAGCGGCCATACCTTCCCTAGTAAGTTTCTCTTGAGATATCAATGCATCTCTTTGACCGCGAGCTGCGGTATTTGCCGCGTGTCCCGTAGCGTTTGACTGAATAAGTGCTGAAGCAATTTCACCCATATTTATAACCTCGCTATTAAGTTGGTGACGTTTCTCTCAACGTGACCAAAACCGTTTTCTTCGAAAATCTTTGAAATGTTTTTATTAGTGAATGATGCCACAATACTTTCTAGCCCCATGTCACGCGACATGCCCACAGCACTTTTTGATAGTAGTGCTAATGCTTCTTTTCTTTTCATGAGTGGGCTATCAGGATTCGTCGCTACCCATGTGAATTTTCCAAATGCTGAATCACCCGTGTATAGCCATCCGACACAATATTTCACATCTGATTCGATCATAATTCCTATTTTAGAAAGTAAATTCTTTTCAACGTATCTATGACCGCGTTTTTCCCACCACTCGCACACTTCTGGATAATCTTTTTGAAAATCAAAAAGTCTCGCTTTTAATTCTGTGCTCATGGAGTATAGCAGAAAGCTTTTACTAATCTGCTTTCCTCCATTGTTTTTTTGTCTACATTTTTTGGATACCTAGAATGGTAACGACTTCCTAAAAACACAACCATGCGATTAAAAGCCATGGGGACGTAATCGGTCATTTCCCATCTGGATTCTTCTTCACCGTCATCCAGTAATCTTTTTTCTAGTTCGCCATTCATTTTAAAACCGATTCTTTCGATATCATGTGGCTCGGGACATTTTTCCCATCCATATGTTTTGTGACGCCAGAATGCGAGGCCACCCTTGCAATGGCTAGAATGAGTAAGCCAGTGTATACCGACAAAATTAGCCACGTTTCCGTCGTTGTGGATGTACTCTTTAGCTGGTTCCCCCTCGAGATACCGCCTGTAATATGCTGTGCATGTGCCTGTCTCGACGCCGAGTGCTTTTTTAAATAGTTCGCAGTGCTTTTCATTTTCGATATATCCGACACTGTGATTAATTTTTCCATATACATCGTGCGTTCCAAATTCTGTTTTAAGTGCCCGCTCTCTTTCTTCCATCGCGTCTGGTAAAAAATTATCAAAAACTAAAACTTTCATGCTGAGTAAAACTTTCCGCTTCCTCGCTTAATAATTCTTCTTCTGCCGTAATTTGAAGTAATTGTGACTGACGTTCCGCCGTTTACTGTGTCTAATACCTGTCTTTGAATTGTGATCGTATACGTTCCGGCACTGCCAGATTCGTCTTGAATAATTATCTCGTCACCGTCTTGCATTGATTCAGATAGGGGCAGGGTAAGTATTCTTGCTGCCGTAAGTGCCGTCACTCCGTGATATGTTTCGCCGCTTCCGATAGATGCCGCCACATCCCCTGTCGTTACCACAAAACCACGCACACGGTTCCATAAATTCTCTAACCATTGAGATACCTCTTTCAGGTTAGTTAGATCTCTTGGGGGTTGTGGAAATCTTATAGCCATTAGCTTGTCATCCCCTGCAAGTCTTCTTCGAGTTTATTTAAAACGAAATCTACTGAATCAGTGACTTGAATTTCTAATTGTCTTTTTCTGTAAATCCCGCCAATATGCACTTCGATGGGTTCTTGAGGCTCGCCCGGAAATCCTAGTCCCACCATTTCAGGCTCTGACCATTCGCCGCCGTCATCTTTCACTCGTATTTGCATGAGAGGCTCTGTCTCGCCCGGTGTTCCTACACCCCTTTTCACATGAAAAAGGTATTTATTTGAACGCTTCCTGATGCCCGAACCGTGATCTATTTGGCCTGTTCTTCTAATTAAACGTTTAACGTAATCCCCATCTGTTTTGACTGAATTAGTAAGGCGATAAATCTTTCCATTTTCTGGATCACTTACAAAGTGCTCATTCCAACTACTTGCAAAAACATAGGAATTCATACGCATGATGGAACTTAGACCATTTTCAAATCCATCCCACTCACTCCAATACTTATTTTTATAGTCGTAACAAAACGTTCTGCCTTCTGAAGGAAAAACCCACACTATTAAATAGAATCCTTCGATGTCTATTTTGTAACCAAAGCAATCTGATACGGTTTCAAATTCTTTAATCACTCTATCGAAGGGAGATGAAATAAAAATGGGGGTTCGCTGCGACATAGTCACAATCCGTCTATTGTTATCTAACCACCATAGGGTGTTATCTGCTTGAACTACTGAATTAGGGGCTCCGCATCCGGTATCCATAAAGAACGTTCTTTTCATCGGAACGCCCGTATCACCATAGTTGAAAAATACTTCCACAGAATCAGTACCGAATGAGTAAACCTCTCTGTTAAATATCGTGTGAGTAAGAGTTTTATCCGGCAATCCTTCTGCTGCGAAGAAATTTGCGCTAGACCATGAGTCTCGCGCTGCCGATGTAGGGCCCGCCCATCTGAATTCTTGATCGTTAATTAAATTTAAAACAAAATAACCGTCTAGATAACTGATATATGCGCAGTTGGGGGGACTGCCTGGCATTAATTCTGTATTTACGTTTCCGCCCCATCTACGTGGGGCACCACCGCCTGCAATTGCTAGATATGTGCCATCAGATGCAAAGCATGGGCGTGAACCACCTTCAAGTGCGGTTCCAGTAATATCGGTATAACTCCCATCTCTTGAAATGGAGTAAATTTTTCTATCTCTTGTGACGGCGACAATTTTATTTGAGAAAAACTCCATGCCGATTACTGGCTCATCACCTAAGTCAATTAATTCGACAAGGCCGGGGCGTGCGACATTGGATCCGGCATCGTTAATCAGCATGTTTTTAAAGACGTGCGCTGTCCCCGCGTCCCCGTGTTCTAGTTCGTCTACGTTTTGAAACGAACCTTGATTGATTGGAATAGGTTTAAGCATTTTTTCAAGTTTTAATAATATATTTAGCTACAAAACTAGGCTGCATCACGCCGTGTGATCCAGTTCCAGTTGAGCCAACTGTAATAACGTGTGTATGTGAGGACTCCGATGATGTAGTACCGTTTCCAGAACTAATTGATGTTCCTTGTTGGGCAAGGCTTCCGCTCCCCTCAGCCGTAGAAAAACCATAAGAATGATTGTGAGAACCACCCCCAGCGGTGGTAGCTGTGTGGGTATGTGCTGGCAATGCCTCAGCACCGAATTCATCCCCGCGCGCCCTTGTGGTCAGACCTGATCCAGCACCGTCACCTACTAGAGCCCTACCTAATCCGTCAGGCAAATTAAAAGTGGTTGTCGCATCACCTGAACCGTATGATTCACCGATTGCTGCAAATAAATTAGCATAAGTAGTTCTGCTGACAGCACTTCCATTACAAGAAAGCCATCCTGTCGGTGCAGTAGATCCGCCATATCCCATAATAGCGCCCGAAGGAATCGCCTGTTCAGTACTAGTTGGAACATCAGAATCAGAAGTGCCCACGTTATTAATAGTTCTGACTAAATTTCCTGCTGCATTATGAAATACTAATTTCACACGCTCATTTGCGAATGCTATTTGACGGCCGGATGCAGATAAAGTTATTGGATTTGCAAGCGGGGTTTCCAGCTCAAAGTCTTCATACAATGTTTCAAGAGTAGTTGTTCCAGCTAAGTAACTTGTGACTGTCCCATTAGCTAACGCCGCACCGGCATCGTCAGTCACGCCACATGCTAGGATTTCAATAAGCCTAATCATACAGCCACCGTACTTCCTTCGCCCGCTATCGTATTACTTAGGCAACCTTTTGCGGCTGCCGTATGAACAACTTGAGCATCACCCGTAAAAGTATTGCTATCGTACATGTAGTTTAAATGCGCAAAACCTGAGTAAATAGCACCTAGGTCCCAGTTGTATGTTCCGCCATTGAATGAGCATTCTTGAATTCTTAAGCCTACAGCAGAAGCCGATTCAACAATTATTCCGTAATCTGGCCCATTAGCTGTGACTGAAAATGAACATGAAACTATTTCTGTATACAAAGCATTTGATGTGAGAGTGGCGCTTGCCGCATCGTAAACACCGCATCTAAACACACACCCTTTAATCTTGCAGTTCGCGGCATCGACATTAATGCGAGCTGTATTTGTGGCCGTTGTACTTGCTGCAAAAAATAAATTGTTAATTTCTACGTTATTTGCAGTGACAGAGATAGCATCCGTTGCTGCTGCGAGCGTGAATACAGGTGCTGTACTTCCTTCGCCTATCCCGAATATTTTTAAACCTGCTTTATTTATCGTAATAGTCGATGAAACCGTTTGAAGGTGGCCAGATTTTAAAACTATAATGTCGCCGTTATTTGCAGTCGCATTTGTAATTGCCTGCTGGAGCGTTGCAAGTGGTTCGCTTTCACTTCCAGTGTTTCCGTTGTTTCCATTTACAGAATCTACCCAGTGAATGGCTCCCGTCGTGATTAAGTCACTCGAGATAAACTCATCGGCACCGCTATCGTCTGCTGCTAATCCGCTTTCAATTATAATTGCCATTTAATTAACTCCGTTAGTAATAATATTCAGTTACTTCGATAAATCCCGCAGCGCCACCGCCTGCCGCCGATCCGTTAGTTCCAGCAGTTCCAGCCGTGCTGGCCGCTCCGACTGCATAGGAATAGGTAGTAGAAGGTGAAGTAATTAATGCATCTATGTATGCCCCCGCACCGCCGCCACTACCTGAAAGCAACTGTGTCGAACCGTATGCCCCGTGAGAACCGCCACCGCCACCCGCACCAGTATTGGTGGTTCCCGCATTGCCAGCGCCTGTCGCTGCGCCCGAGCCACCACCGCCTAAAATATTCGAACCACCCATTCCACCAGGCATAAGAACTGAGGCCGATGTGCTTCCACATACACCGCCCTTGCCGCCTGAAAATCCATTTCCTATTGCAGGTGAACTAACAGTCGCCGCACCGCCAGCACCGCCGCCGCCAGCATTAATTGCAGCGCCCACACCGCCTGCCGCCGTTAAAAGTGATGAACCAAAAGTAGAAGAATTGCCATTGCCACCCGCACCCATAGTACTGACTTCACCGCCACCGCCACCCGCACCACCGCCTCCAGACATTCTGACACGAATATAGGAAACACCAGTCGGAAGCGTATATGTACCGCTTCCGCTTAAGAATGTTTGAATCGTTGGTGGACTAACTGTGAGGGTTCGCCATGATCCATTCACATAAGCACGTAGCGCATTAAGAGTTGAATCTAAAAATACATCTCCATTAGCTGCCGCACTACCTTTTGCACTTTCGAATGCGCCTGATGTGGCATACACCGTCACCGCAGTTATATTTAAGCTAGTCGCTATGTAGACCATTGGATTGACTGACATCGGATTGCTCCTTTAGTTTTTTGCAGGATCAATTTCGCCAGAAATAGTGCCGCTCGTAATAAAGTTTCCGGTGACGCTTCTGATATACAGAGCGCCATTTAACATGATGTCTTTGCATCTGTTAGTTGAAGCGGGGACGTAAAGATTAGTTCCGACTAAACCTGGCGTCTGATTTACTGCCGAATCTCTGACGCTATATGGTGCGGTGGATAGTGCTAATCCGGTAGTCGCTTCATTCATTACGCATACAGAGTAAAAACCCTTATTCTCAATTCTTCCGTAATTTTCATCTCGGATAATGTTCCATGAAGAACCGCCAGAGGAACCATAAGTTGAGGGGATTGCGGAACTCCCAGATGTGATTAACCTAAAACTCTGTGTTGCCATTGCTGCATTTGTCACCAGCACCATAACCATTAAAAAACGTTTCATTTATTTTTTCTCCTTTTAAAAATAAGTAGTCACTATTGAGCTAGGATCACTAGTTTCTGAGTTGTTCGACAAACTTTGTAGTTTTGCTTTTTCAGCTTCCATCATAAGAAGTGATCGCTCGTCTAACGGAATCCCGTACTCGGGCGCTAGTTCGGAGCGCAAAATCTTAACTAATTTTTGTTCCCATTCTTGTGGGAAATCTGGATTGTCTGACGCATTATCAAAATCATACAAACGGCGGCGATATGTGTACTGAGCCGTATAGCCAGCACCAGGAGTTTGAAAGATATGAATCTTTTGATTTGTCATCACCGGAGCTTTTTCTAAGTACACAAGTGAGGGAGTGCCAACACCTTCTCTAAGCGTTGTTGTAAGTGCTTCTGTTTTTTCGATGATTCTCAGCGGTGTGTAGCTCGTCCCTTGAACTAGTTCGAAAGTTTCTAGCGCCATAATGTTTGATGCAATTCCAGTAGGTGCAGTTCCCACAGAATAACTACGAGTAGATGCAACAAGCGTCAGAGCTGTGATGGTATTTGAAATAGCCCACAGCCATCTGCCTTCTGAATCTAACTCCTTTAAAACAGCGTTAAGAAGTCCAACGGCATCAGACAAATCACGCGTGGTAGGGTTTTTAACGCCAATACCACGAAATGACCTCTTAATTAATTCTGTTCTAGTGATTGTCGAATCGCTATTAGGCAATTTATTCTACTTTCTTTTTAGGGCCGCGCTTTTTAAGCGTTTCTTCTTCGGAAAAAATCTTAAAGTTAGGATCAATACTCACTAATGCGTCAGCATCAGCGTCTTGCATGTCCGCAAATGGAGCGAAAAAGATAGAGCCCTTAAATGCGGATCTTGATTGGCATCCGATAGGTAATTGAACCGTGATGCCCTTTAATTTTTGACCGATATACTGAACCTTTTTCATACTTCCTTTAGTTTTTATTTATAGGGCAGGGAGTTTTTACACCCCCCGCCCTACGCATCCGTTCTTACGGTATTCCCATAACGTAAGCTTTTAATTAATCTGTAACTGCTGACGAAAACACAGAGACAACCCCGTGTTGCTTGCTGTTAAATTCAGCTTTTGCATGCGCCCAGATTGACTTGATTTGCATCCCTTGTTGGACATCGTAATCGAATCGTTTTTCTGTGAGCACTACTTTGCTGTTTCCGTTTTCTGGATAGGAACTCTGACAATATAGCAATGCTTGAGCACCACACAGATAGTTGATTGCAACGTTCGAAGACGATGCACCAACACCAGTGATGATTTTGCATTTAGGAGTTTCTTTTAAGATAACCCCATCCCATACGCCTAGCATCCCTGTAAAGATTGGGTTATCTAGACCACGCTCACGAGCGTATTGCTGGGCATTCTTCCAAGCGTCAGAGTTTTTAAGGTCTCTAGCGCAGTAGTTATGCACGAACATTACGTAGTATTCCTCACCGTTTTCAATTTTCACTGGGCGAACAATCGGATTAGACAATTGAGCCAATCTTTTCGCTAGCGAAATTTGAGCAGTTGTTAGTTGATCGTTTGATGTATCGATAGTGGCAAGTGCAGTTGCATGTGTTGCACTGTAGTTAGAAGTCGCAGCGCCGAACAAAATACGGTCAGACTGAGCTACATTCCATGCGTTTTTAGCAGTGGTATCAGCGGAACCGTAAACTGTTCCGGAGACAGATGCCAATGCTTCAAACATCTTGTCTTCCAACTTTTGAGCCATCCAAGTTGTAAGAGCTGGTCTGAATTCCTCTTGAAGTTCGAAAGGTGTACGTTGACGAGAGAGTGTTCCGTCATCTTTCACGGCATTTCTGTATTCTTCGAGCGTAATTCTGTGCCCGTAGAAATTCATTGCTTCTTCACTGCCTTCCATGGTTTCACCGGAAACTTTTCCAGCACCAGAAAGTGCACGAGCTAAATTGAAAGTGACAGCGTCACCCTTTGCTTTAGATAGAATTTCCTGTACTTGAACCACGGATTCAGAGCTCATGCCCATATATGGTTTAAGAACTATTTTTTGTACGTATTCGCGAAACGCGTAGTCATTAAATTGCTCTGCTGCAATTGCATGACTTGTTGTGATTGATGTATCTGACATTTCTTACCTCGATTTATTACCAAGAAGATCTCTAAACGATGCGGGCTGAAATGAGCCTCTCCCATCTCCGCCGCTCGCTGATCTTGCCGATAGTATGTTTGTTGGGTGATTGAGTTTTGTTGCGACCTTGCCAGACATTTCAGCTTCGATTTCAGCACGAAGGGACTTTTTCAGTTCTTCACGAGTTTCCTTGCGGATATTCTCGATCTGTTCGTCCAAAGTATTTCCGTACTTCTTCTGCACCTGTAGGGTTTTTCCCGCCTGGTATGCTGCTTCACCTGGGTGATCGCTATTCATGATCATTTGCGCGAGGGATGGGTTATTGACAGTAGCTTCCATAAACAGATCGAATTTTTCCTGAAAGTCTGGATGCGCGGCGCGAGCCTGCGTCTCAGAAATGGTGAGCACCTTATTTTCAAAGTCTGGTTGACTGTGAGTTTGTGGCACTTCCTCGATGACGGGCGAATAGAGATTTTCAGATTGATATCTGCTTTTCAGCTCCTTCAATTCTTCTTCTAGTGCCTGTCGTCTTTTTCTTTCAGCTTGTATTCCTTTTAAAACTCCTGAAACGGCTTTATCCGCTTCTGGCTGCGCCTTATCTGTATTGGTTTCGATAGCAGGCTTCACTTCCACTGCTGTCTCAACCTTTGGAACAGGCGCTGTTTCAATAGGAGTACTCGGAGCAGCTAGCGGTTCCGTGATGGATGTTTTTAAAGCATCACTCATGGATGTCGATTGCTGCGTCTCTATCTTTTCTACTGTTTTGACTTCTTCTGACATTGTTATCCCTCTCGATTTTTAACGAGTTATCTCTCGAATTGACCGATTATCCGGCGTCATCCCGTGTCTCAATCGCCCGTTACAGTCGGCGTCACTGAAAAAGAAAAAGGGGACTGACAAACGCATTTCTGCATCATCAGTCCCCTAGTCTTTGGAAACTTTTTAAGAAGCCCACAATGAAAAAGGGATACAAGCCTTAAAGCCCATATCCCCTAGTCATTAGGATTCTAGACGCTCTTGACTATTGGCTTTCGCCGCAACGGGAGCTACCCGTGAGCATCTTTAAATTTTTTTAAATCAAAACTCTTTTATCCTGGCATTTGCCCAGAAGCTTGCATCGCCATCATCTGCTGCTGCTGTATCTGCATTTGCTGCTGCTGTGCGAGCCTATCTAAAAATTCTTTTTTCTTATTTCCCGAAAGCGGGCTTGCCTCAACCAGCATTTCTACAGGAATCTGAATACCAGACTTTGCTAGACTTGCCAGCGTGTCAAACGTTTCAGACATCAAGTTAGTCGTTTCCGGCGCTTCATCTAATATTAAATCATATTTTCTTACTTCTAAATCAGGTTTTCTATAAAGTATTTCGTCCAGTAAATATGCGGCGACGCGCTTCCGGGCTGCGCGAAGGTTTACAAATAGTTTTCTTATACTTTGCATCGATTGCTGCTGACGTAATTGGAATTCCCTGCCAGACGTAGCGTTAGAGCGCCCTTCAATTTCTTTATTTACACCACTTGAATCAACTTCATTTTTAGATTCTTGTAGTAATTGAAATTGCGATGCGGCTAATTCTGAATGGCGTACTGGTTCCACTTTGAATTCTTTTCTGTATTTAATCCATCCATCAGGTTTTGCTACTTCTTTACGTGCTACTAACTCATTCTCAAAAGCGCCTTCTTCGAACCATGTTTGATTGACGTTAAGAAGGTGCAGCATTTTAGAGCGGCGTTTATTTACCTCTCTTTGTGGGTCCATCTGCTGTTTAATAAGCCCGTAATGCTTTTTCTTTTTGTCGCGTGTGACGTATGCAGGGACTAGAATTAACGGAAACTTACCCGCCTTGTCATATGGCCTAATATCATACTTTTCTTCTAAAATTACATTCCATGCAAAAATGCATGAATTAAGAGAATACCTGGTCTCTGTCCATGACGTGGCACCTTCTAGCTCATTCAGTAGCTTTTTTATTTGGGATTCTTCCATTTCAGTCACATCGACTGTTCCGCCAGCGTGCTTTAGATACTTAGTCACAACGGGTGTTCTATAAAATGTAGTTACAAGACGAATGCGTTTTCTTTTTTTATCAACAAAGCTTGAAAATTCTTCTAGCTCGGCTTCATCGGCACCGCTTGTGTCACCTTTTTGTCTATATTGATCGGGATTAAACTCTTTTAATTTCTCTGAAAGCATGGGGGATGCCATTTCAGGGCGGGCAATAGCTATTTCTAATTCTTCTTTATATTTTGGAAACGTTTCTACTGCATCTTCGAAATCAAACCATATCGTTTCATGAAGTCTTTTAGCGGTTCTTAGCTCCCCTGTTCTTAAATCTTCACTTGAGCAGTATCTATCGATGACTACGTTTTCATTTGAGACATGCTTAACTTTATCAATTCCATCTATTCCGTCGAACTCTTTAAAAATCTTAAACCAGCCGCGCCCGTCGATGCATAAATCCTCAAACGCCATTGATTCTTGCAAATCAAAATCGCTACCGTCTTCTATGTGACGTAATTCTTCGCTAATTTCTGTGGCTTCGTTTTCTTTATCGCCGATGGGATAACATTTTGTATCGACCGTGAGTGCTTCTTGAATACCAAAGATTGCGTCCATTTTGGGCTTAATTCTATTAATTACAACGGCAGGCTGTCCTCTATCTTCCAGTGCTTTTTTTTCTTCATCGCTTAATTGATCACCATCGTAAAAGCTTCCGTATTCTTCTTTGTCTTTTCGCCAGCCTTGTTCGGATTTAAAATCGGAAATGAAATCAGCTTTTAGCTTTTTAAGCTTAGGGTGTTGTTTTGTTTCTAGACTGTTCGCCATGAAGGTCGTATTACTTCCTCTCTATCGTATGAATTTCCTCTGTCACGCTTTGGAATATTTGAGATAGTAGGCCTACTCATTATTCCATACCTGAAACAGTCATATGGATCATCCCCAGTCATAGGATCACCATCAACTGCATCAACCTTCAATACATCTTCAACGTTATCAGGATTGTGTGTCATTCTTGTCAAACAATCAATTGTGATTTCACAATGACTGAAAATAAAAACTCGGGGGCCTTCTTTTTTTCCATCATCAAATTTTTTGTGGGCTAAATACATTCTAACTTGTGAAGCGCCTTGTTTTCTATCAATATTCGCCCGACGTAATAAGACGCCATGCTTCGAAAAGTCCTCAGATATTGTTGGATCACCGCCTTTTTTTTGTGCCCAACAATCATGCCCTGCCCAGAAAATTATCCCGCCCTCATTACGCTCGCCCGATTCAGTCATTTTCTTTAAATATTCTTTTACTGATGTAATCTGTTCATCTATTCGCATTTTCGCTCTGACAATTTCATTTACTAGATAAACATTTCCATCCTCGTCACACACCCAGAAATGCCACGCTGAGGGATGATTAAACCCGTAGTCGTATGAACCGAACCAATTCCAGTGACGAGGAATTTTAAATGGTTTTACGACATGTATGTCTCTCGAAAATTCATTGAAAAATTGGCCTGCCTGAATATCCCAATCGCCATACAAGAACGCTCTGCGCAGTAATTCGTTTTTAAGGGATGAAAGACGTAGTTTATAATCAGGATCGGACTTTTCGAGTGCTGGATTATCTGAGACAAGGGCTGGAATAAAATTATAGTCAGAAGGCTTTTCATTTCCTTCATATTTTCTTTCTACAAAAAGGCGCTTAAGCCACTTGTGCCCTATGCCTCCGGGGTTTCCGGTAAGTAACGTTCTAGCCTTGATGTGAGGTCGAGAGGAGCGGTTACAAGTACGTAAAAAATCATAATAGTCATGCGGCCAATCACCCGCTTCTTCTATGGCTAAATCATGCATCTCCCTACCTTGGAACTTCATTAGGTCTTTTTTAGGCCCGCAGTATGCAAATCTAAGTTGTGAGCCATTAGGAAGCCGCAACGTTTTTTTTCCCTCGTTGTAGTACTGACGTAATTCTGGGAACTGCTCAAAAAGGGGCGAGATGTGGTTAGATTCTAGTTCTGGAAATGTGCGCCTAAAAATATATCCAATACTCCCGGGATATTCGAGACGGCGCATTAACATTATTAGCCTTAACCCGTGAGATTTCCCCCCGCCCTTAGCCCCACCGTACAAAGTGACGGAATGCTTTTCAATTGATTCAGCAAATTGCCACTGCTTTTCAGTTAGTGGGATTTCTTTCACGGTTTATATTTTGTGAAATGTAAATGTACTGGCGGCGCGTCTTCATCTCCGCTGATTTTTGTAGCCACTGGGCCCATTGTTCTATCAAAAATACTTTCCGCGTGCGGTAGGCTTCCTGAAATTGCTTTCGCGTATATTGCTATAACGCGCATTTCAAGTCCCTTAGTCTCTCTGTTTCTAGCGATTGATTCGATCTCAGTGATACTCATTTCATCGAGTTTCTGCACTAGACGTAAATATTCAGACTTCCAGAACTTAGATGAGCCCTTTAAGTCGCCTTCAATCGGCGGGCGTCCTGGCCCACCTTCTTTACCTTTTACAAAATCACGTCCGCCTGTTTTTTTGCCTTTAGCCATATAGATCCGATTTTAAACTGATGTAATTTACTTAAAATTTAGGGCAGGTATTTTTAAGTACAACACAAATGATTCAAAAATCAATACGGTGCAACTGACGTAATTTAAATTTGTTTTGCATGACAGATTCTTAGCCTACAATCTTTCTGCTATAGTTAAAGAATCTAAAATATCTCGCCTTTACAAAAATAATCCGGAGGATTTCGTGAATAAGCTAATTTTAATTTTATCCCTGTGCTCTATGGCGGTATTCGCTGGGGGGTCATTCGGCACTTCTAGCAGTGGCGGCGGCGGTGGTGCAAATCCGTTCAATCAGGATTTAAATACTACCGATACTCCTGTTTTTCCTGGAATAACTTTATCAAATTTAACAGCAAATAAAATTGTTCTAACTGATGGATCTAGTAACCTTTCATCTAGTCTATTGACGGTTTCCGATCTTTCTCTTGTAGCAGGGAGTTCTAGTTTGGTTACGGTAGGAACTATTACAACCGGGACATGGAGTGGAACTATTATTTCAAATGCAAAAGGGGGAACAGGCGGGGATTCCTCAGCATCAACCGGAATAGCACACGTTGCAGCGGGAACATGGAGTTATTCGGCGGTTAATTTAGCAAACAGCGACGTAACCGGAAATTTACCAGTCACTAAATTAAACTCAGGTTCAAGTGCAACTTCTTCTACTTTTTGGAGAGGTGACGGCACGTGGGCAACCCCTTCGGGCGGTAGCATTAGCGGATCTACCGGGGCAACTGATAACGCACTACTTCGCGCTGATGGCACCGGAGGATCTACGTTACAAAATTCTAGCGTTACATTATCCGATGCCGGATCGTACTCAAGCACCCTAAGCGGAACCATAACTACAAACGTTGTGGGAATGACTATTCTAAATAATACGGGTGGGAATACCCAAACAGGGTATGCCGATGGCAGCGGAGGAAATTGGGGCGTCAGATCTAGCGGGTATTCTGCAGTAAACAGTACGACGGCGGGTGCCACACACGGAGGAGGGGCATTTCTTGGCTCGAGGGCAAATTATGTTTACGGAGCGGTAGGCATTGCTAGTGAGGGGGTTGGTAGCAATCCACGACTAATAGGAACTCAAGGATCGGCGGGAACCGGCGGAACACCATCAACGGCTATTGGCGGATTTTTTGAATTAGCGCCAAGCAATGCTTATACTGTATCACCGCCTAGTGGAATTATTTCTGCGCTCTATGTTACAAACAATGCCCAAGCCCAAGACATCGCAAGATTTGCAGATGATTCAACGGTAGTAATGAAAATTGCTGACGGCGGGATTATTACTTTAGGCGCGACATCAGCAACCCCAAAGCATATTTTAAATACCGCCACGGGCACAACGGGCTCGGACGCTTTGACTCTTGCAAATGGTCCAACTGGAACCGCCGGAGATGCCGTTGGTTACGTTAAAATTACAATCAACGGAACTGATCGTTACATTCCATTTTGGTGAAATTGAAGTAAATGTGTCTAGCGTGCATACTTCTTATTTTTTAATTATTAAGTCGTATAAAATCATAGCAACTACAGGAATTGACGCGCCTACAGCTCCAAATATCCCCGACTTTACTTTAAGTGTGGCTATCTCTATTTCTATTTTTTGCAATTGAATGCTAATTTGATTGCTAGATTGCTCTAACCTTTTTAGGTCGGCCAAAACGTGATTTGACCATTCGTGCCATTCGCCTGTCATAGTAAAATTATTCTATCACATTTTTTTAAATTGCTCTTGGCATCCTCCCCACGCAATTCATCGCGGCGCTTTTAAGCGTTTTGAAATTAACAATCGAATGTACTCAGACAGCGTTAGTTTGATGCCGACTTTCTTTTCCATTTTTTCAGTTTCTGCTTGGAGTTCTTTTTTTAATTTTTCGTCCAAACGGATATTTATTGTGGTTTTCATTTGCTTACGCTCCCGCTC